CACATAAAGATGAAGATAGAATGATAGAACTCTTTAAGACTTGGAGAGTAGATCTTATCATACTAGCAGGTTATATGAGAGTATTAAAGAATCCATCTGCATTTCCTTGTCCTATCATTAATGTCCATCCATCACTACTTCCAAAGTATAAAGGATTAAATGTAGTTGAGAAAGCGATGGAGGCAGGAGAACTTACAACTGGATGCACTGTTCACTATGTAAATGAGCAGTTGGATGGTGGAGAAATAATTCTCCAAGAAGAAGTTCCTATTCTTCCTGAGGATGATATAGAATCATTAACTAAAGCAATTCAGAGAAAAGAATATTATATATTACCTAAGGCAATTAATATTGTTAAAGAGAAAAATTACCTAAATATTGTTAGTGAATAGAGATTACAGGATGAAAAGAGATGATAGTAGTACGATGCAAAGTTTGTAACAGAGAGATTACGGCACACGAAACACAGACGAAATGTTGTGGGTGTTCTAATATGACCACGGTTACAGGAGAATCAGTAACAGCGGTTGATCTAAGTAAAGTAGTAATGTTACAATCAACAAAAAAAGAATTTAAAAAAGAATCACTCTTTTCTCCTCAAGAATTACAGTTCCAAGAAGAACGACGTAAAAGAAAAGTTCGTAAATTAGATTTTGAGATAAGATAAATAATCTCTATCCGCTAGTAGAATTCACTTCAACTATGGATAACTATACCACCGACTCTAAACTTTATGATAATATGGTGAAGACCAAAAAGACCTATGAACAGTTTGACAAAACTGATGATGAGGTTTATATTAGAGCATGTGAATATTTGGCGACCCATAAGGATCCCAAAGATATATACAATAAGGTTCGAGAACCTTTAAGTATTGATATAAAAGACCTATCTAATGGATTATCCTAATCCCCAACAATACTATAATAAGCAAGAAGTAGATGCAATGATTGCCGAAGCCGTTGAAGAGGCACGGAGAATTGATGAAGCATCTATGGCAAAGCATAACCGAGAAGCAACTATCATTAGTATGATTCTTGGATTCACTGCACTTGCATTATTTGTGGATGGACTTCTTAGAATACTAGGAATCATTCCTCCCTTTATGCATATAGATGTCAACATATTAGATAGGATTGTAGATAGAGTAGAGACTGATGTTATAGATAAAGTAAGACAAGTACCCATTAAAAGATTACTTAATAGATGAATCCAGTAACAGACATAGTTTTTTCACTGACATGGATTTTTCTTTTGGTATGGGCAGTTCGTTCTGTAGTTTCGGGATGGAGATCTAAACCAGTAAGAGATTTTAATGCTGGTCGTTTATCAGGTACATGGACTACTGAGGTAAAGAAACCAGTTCATCCAGAGATGGTGGATGTTGAGCCTGGCGAAAAGTTAATGGGTGTTACTTTTGAGCAGAAAACTGAATGTGATCTTGAAGAGTATAGAGATCTTCAAGCACGTATAGAAGAATTAAAAGCAGAGTTGGAAGATCCTTGGGAGGAGGATGATGATGATGAGGGAGGTCTTGTAGTAAGAAAATGATATTATCGGACATACTTATATTGGTTTCCGTACCTTTTGTAGTGACAACACTTTACTTTGGGACAAAAGGAGGGTATTATAATAGTGATAACTATAACGGAGATGGTTGCGCTCACGACGTAAAACGATGACTTTATCAAAACAAGTAGAAGACTCTCTTAGAGAGGCACAAAATAACCTACGGAATGCATTAGCATTTGCAGCTCGTACTGAATCACCTTATGTCAATAAGCATATTGCTGATTTACTATCAACATCTGAAGCAATTCTTGATGTGCAAAAAATTGTAGAGACTATAGAAAACAATGACGTTCCTTTCTAAACCATCAGTTTATAATCTTCCTGGTACATGGGAGAAACAACCTGATGTCTTAATCAAACACTTAAATTTAACACCAGATCAAGGACTAATTTTATTCTTTGGTTTATTATTAGGTGGTTTAGTTGCGTATGGAATCTATCTTACATTTGGAGCAGGTAAAAAGAACCTAAGAGATCAGATAGATGAACATTCTAAGATGCATGAATTGGGTATAGCACATGGGCATGGTGGTAATAAAGATGCCTATGAGATGTCTGGTAAATTAAACCATGATCATGAAAAATCTTGACTATATACATTACTTAAATTATACAAATGAAAATCTTTTTGGACACTGCTGAAACAGATGTCGTTCGTAAACACTTTAAGACTGGATTAATTGATGGTCTTACTACCAATCCTTCTCTTATTAGAAAGAGTGGTAGAAAGCATGAGGAAGTGTATCAGGAGTTTAAGGAGATAGGACTTACTGATATTAGTATGGAAGTCATTGGTAATGCAGAGAATATGATCTCTGAAGGTAAAAGACTTCATAAAAAATTTGGTAAGGTTGCTACAATCAAAGTACCTTGTACTGTTGATGGACTTCTTGCATGTAAAGAATTATCTAATAGTGGTATTAGAGTAAATGTAACTCTTATTTTCTCACCAGATCAGGCAATACTTTCTGCTAAAGCAGGTGCTGCTTATGTTTCACCATTCGTAGGACGTGTGGATGACAATTCATTTGGTGGTCTATGCCTTATTAAAGACATTGCTAACGTGTATGCCAAGCAGAATTGGACAAGTACTGAAATACTTGCTGCATCTATTAGAAATGTAAGAGATGTAGGTAGAGCATTTGAGTATGGTACTAATATCTGTACTATTCCAACAAAAGTTTTTGAGGGTATGTATAATCATATCTTAACTGATGCTGGACTAAAGCAGTTTGATATTGATTATGCGGAGAGTATTAAGTAATGAAGACTATAAGTATAGAAGAATATATTAAGGATCAGGAAGCGATTCTTAAACAGGTAAATGAAGGTGCTAAAATTGCTATTACTGATGGACAAGTCAGTGCAGTTTTGGTTCCTTCAGATGAGTATATAAAACTTCATACCACAGGAGGGAGTGCAGAAACATGACCACTTGACTTAAACTCCATTGTCCACTATAATCTTAAAGTCAACTAATCAAAGCAATGACGCTTACTTCAAAGTTTAAGAAAGACATAAGCATCCTTCGGGCTGCTGCTAACAAAGAAATTTTCCTAGATTTAAAAGATCCAAAACTTTATAAAAAAGTCAAACGTTATTATCAAAATGAAATATCATATAATGATGAAGATCCAGAGTCTGATTACAGTCTCATAATCGAATGTCTAAAACAAGATCTTGCGGAGGTGGAAGTATGAATGTAATTATGGAACGGTTCCCATACCGTTATGTTGAGTCTGGTGTTATTGAATTAAATGGTAGACCAGATTATCGTATTCAGAAGTTTAATGAATACACAAGAAGATATAATGACATGTATCTTTGTGATAATTCTATGCAGTTAGATACTGCTATAGAAGATTTTGAGTACACTAAATGGCTTGATCCTGATGGGGTTCCTGCTTATAGGAAAAATTCCTAAATAAAACAACAAGTTAATTTATTTTTTAGAATCATGGCAACCAAAGGAACAGCGGGAAAATCTGCAACTGGAGCCTCGATGTCCAAGTATGATGTTGAGGTAGAAGCAAGACTTAAAACATTAGAAGCAAAGGTAGGTGAGATTAATAACATAGAAGGAATGATCAACGACCTTGTACGACAAGTATCAGAACTTCAAGCACAGGTATCACAACTTCAATTTCAGGAAGCACAGCAAAGTGGTGGTGGAGATGTAGAAGCAGCAGTTAGAGCACTAGTTAAACCAGGTTCTCTAAATCCAACAGCAGATGAGTTAGATCAGTAAGTTTTCTATACAATAGAATAATAAGAAGCAGGTTGACTATAGCCTGCTTTTTTTGTATAATGTTATTATTAAGTGATTGATATGAAAACTGCGTTAATTACAGGAATTACTGGTCAAGATGGTTCGTATCTTGCAGAGTTATTATTAGAAAAAGGATATGAGGTTCATGGTATTGTAAGGAGATGTTCTCTTATTAATACTCATAGAATAGATCACATCTACGAACAATTGCATCTTCACTATGGAGATCTAGCAGATAGTAGTAATATTATTAGAGTCATAAAGCAGGTTAAACCTGATGAGATTTATAATCTAGGTGCTCAAAGTCATGTCAAAGTGTCATTTGAGATGCCAGAATTTACAGGACAGGTGGATGGTCTAGGAACTCTTAGAGTTCTTGAGGCTGTTCGCCTTTTGGGTATGGAAGATGATGTGCGTATCTATCAAGCATCTACTAGTGAGTTGTATGGTCTTATACAAGAGGTTCCTCAGAAAGAAACTACACCTTTCTATCCCCGTTCTCCTTATGGTGTTGCTAAACTCTATGGATATTGGATTATAAAAAACTATCGTGAAGCATATAATATGCACTGTAGTTCTGGAATCCTTTTTAATCATGAATCTCCACGTAGAGGTGAAACTTTTGTAACTCGTAAGATTACAAGAGGACTCAAAGCAATCTCTGAAGGTAAGCAAAATATTCTTCTCCTAGGTAATCTTAATGCCAAGAGGGATTGGGGACATGCTAAAGATTATGCTGAAGGAATGTGGAGGATGTTACAGCAAGATGAACCTGATGATTATGTTATTGCCACTGGTGTAGAGTATTCTGTCAGGGATTTTGTTGAAGCATGTGCTCCTTACTTTGGTTTTGATATTGAGTGGATGGGTGAAGGGATGGATGAAATTGGTATAGATAAGAAAACTAAAAAAACTATCGTAGCAGTTTCTGAAAAGTATTTCAGACCAGCAGAGGTAGAAAGATTACTTGGTGATGCAACTAAAGCTAAAGAAGTTTTAGGTTGGGAACCAAAGGTTGACTTTAAATCATTAGTAAAAGACATGTGTGAAAATGAATCCTAATAGTAGAGTATTTGTTGCAGGACATAAAGGTCTTGTAGGATCAGCAATTGTACGTAACCTTAAAGAAAGGGGATATACTAAAATCAGTTCTTCTCCTTCTGATCATTGGGATCTGAGAAAAAGGGATGATGTTGATACATTTTTTAGGATACACAATCCTGAGTATGTATTCCTTGCTGCTGCTAAAGTGGGTGGTATTCATGCTAACAGCACCTATCCTGCGGAATTCATCTATGATAATTTGATGATTCAGAATAATGTTATAGATGCTGCTTATCATAATCATGTTAAGAAGTTAATGGTTTTAGGATCTTCTTGCATATATCCTAGACTTGCCAAGCAACCTATGAAAGAGGAGGAGTTACTTACAAGTGAATTAGAACCTACTAATGATGCTTATGCTGTAGCAAAAATTGCTGGACTTAGGATGGCAAGAGCATATCGTCAGCAGTATGGATTTAATGCTATATCATTGATGCCTACAAACTTATATGGACCAGGAGATAATTTTCATCCAGAGAATAGTCATGTGATGCCAGCATTGATTCGTAGGTTCCATGAAGCAGAGAAGAGTGATGCTCCTGTTGTTACATGTTGGGGTGATGGATCTGCTATGCGTGAGTTCTTACATGTAGATGATCTAGCAGAAGCATGTTATAAGTGTATGTTAGATTATGATGAAGATTATCATATCAATGTAGGTACAGGTGAAGATGTAACTATTAAAGAACTTACTGAAACTATTGTTGATGTGGTTGGTTATGCTGGTGAGGTTAAGTGGGATACATCTAAACCAAATGGTACTCCACGAAAACTTTTAAATGTTGATAAGATACATAAACTTGGATGGAAACACAAGATCGGTTTGCGTGAAGGTATTGTGTCTACTTACAGATGGTATATGGAGAATGAAGTATGATTGGAATGAATTCGTTGGGTTATATGGGCAGACTGGGAAACCAGATGTTCCAGTTTGCTGCTCTTAAAGGTATAGCTAGAAACAGAGGATTTAATTATTGTTTTCCACCTAGTAATCTTAAGGAAGAGTATCCTAATGTAAGGGTATATGATGAATCTGTAGCATCAGGTAGAGCACAACATACATTACATTTACCATTTACCTTTGGCAGTACAAGTGGATTAAACATACAGTTCCTAGATCCAGATCGTCCAACTGCTGTTGAGGGTGGGTTCTGTTTTGATGAGAATTTATTTAATAGAGTTCCTGATTGGGTATCTCTACAGGGATATTTTCAGAGTGAGAAATATTTTAAGCATATTCGTGATGAACTTCTAGGAGATTTTACATTTCAGGATCATATTTTAAATCCATGTAAGGAGATGATGAGTCAATTTGATGAACCTCCTATTTCACTTCATGTTAGAAGAACAGATTATACTACTAATCCTAATCATACTGCTATCCCATTAAAGTATTATATAAGTGCATTAGAGGAAGTTCCTCTTACTTATGATAGTTGTACTCTTCCTGTACTTGTCTTCTCTGATGATCCTGAGTGGTGTAAGGAGCAAGAATTATTTTCTAGTAGTAGATTTATGATTGCTGAAGGTAATAGTGGTTATGTTGATATGTGTTTAATGACTATGTGTAGTTATCATATCATTGCTAACAGTTCATTCAGTTGGTGGGGAGCATGGTTATCAGATAGTAAGAAAGTTATAGCACCTTCTGGATGGTTTGCTGAATCTAATAATCAGTTATTAGATACTAAGGATCTAATACCAGAGGACTGGACAATACTCAAGTCATGAAAGTAGCAATTACATTTATCGGTACTAATAAGTACCTTGACTTTTTACCAAAGTACTATGAGAATATTGAGAAGTATTTCTTACCTAATAGTGAGAAGACTATCTTTGCATTTACTGATGGTGATCTAAATGATACACCAGACAATCTTAAGGTATATCATCAAGAGCATTTAGAATGGCCATTTATTACTCTTAAAAGATTTGAGATTATTAATAAAGCAAGAGAGGAAATTGATAAACATGATTGGCTTGTGTTTATTGATGCGGATGCTCTTCCTGTAGTGGAGATAACTGAAGAAGAATTCTTTAAGGACAAACCTTTGTTTGGTGTGCATCATCCTTGTCATTTCCTTGGTATGGAACCACATACTCAAGCACCAGGTGCTTATGATCAGAACCCAGATTCTGAAGCATATGTAGATACTTCTAAAGGATTACCAGAAGTATATTACCAAGGATGTTTTTGGGGTGGTAAAGTTCCTAATGTATGTGCTATGATAGATGAGTTAGAAGCACGAGTGAATCGTGACTTAGAGAAAGATGTAGTAGCATTATGGCATGATGAAAGTCAGATCAATAAGTATTTCTTAGAACGTTTAGATATGGTTCATACTTATGGTTCTGAGTACGCATTCCCTGAAGTCTTTAAAGACTATTGCCAATTCTCACCAAAGATAGTACACTTAGCAAAGGACAATTCCTCTTACCAAACATGATTAAACTTATAATTCTTGACGTTGATGGTGTAATGACCGATGGCAAGAAGTATTATGACAGAGATGGAAAGGTTGTTTTAAAAAATTTCTGTGATAAAGATTGGACTGCTATCAAAAGGTTTCGTGCCTTAGATATTCCAGTGCTTTTCATTACAGGTGATCCTTATAATGAGATGATCTTGAGTAATAGGAATCTTCCTACTGTAGTAAATCGTGGAGAAGGATTCCATAGAGATAAGGTTAACTTCCTTCCTGATGTACTTAAGGAGTATGATGTTTCAGCAGATGAAGTTGCGTATCTTGGTGATGACTTGTTTGATTATAGAATTATGCAAGAGGTAGGACATCCATATTGTGTAGATGATTCTCCTAGATCATTACAACAGATTTCTTATCCACTCCATTGTAAAGGTGGTGAGAATGCTGTCATGTATTTCTTTGAGGATTTAGAAGATCGTGAATTGATTCCTGTAGTTCCTTCTGATGTGGTGATGAGTAAGATCTATGAACTTGATCTAAAAGAAAAATTCTAATGAAAGACATTTCGTTATATGGACACTTGACTGTTGATACTCTTCTTGATGGAGAGACAGAGAAAAAGACTCTTGGGTCAATAGCAAATGTATGGAAAGCACTTGTAGAGTTAGATTCTAGTATTAATATAGGACTTTCTCCTATTGATATTGGACAAGCACTTATTTACATTGATAAGAAAGCAGCAACTAGGGTAGGTAAAGCAAGTTTAAATCTTAGAAAGTTTAGTCCAAAGATTATTGAATCAAAGGTACATCATATACTATACTTAAATGAGATGTCTGAAAGAAGCTTCATTGCTTCTCTTGATGGTATAATTACAGCAGATATATGTCCAGGTAGACCTGTAATGAAAGAAGTTTTATCTCAGGTTGATTATCTTTTTATATCTGATGAGGATTGTGATGACTTTGCTGGTCTAGTAGAAGCAACAAAGGGATGGGTTATACTTCATAGTGCTACTGGTAGTATTTGTTCTAATGGTAAGGATGAATTCTTCTGGAAACTGCACGAAGATGACATACTAAAGAATGTAAATGTGCTAGGTGCTGGTGATATATTTGCCGCTTGCTGCTTATATAAATTACTAGAGGAGGATAATGATATTCACCACTGGATTGAATTCGCTCATCGAAAGACTACTGAAATTCTTAGGTATTACTCAACATGAAACCCAATATTCTTATTCCTATGGCGGGATTGGGAAGCCGCTTTATCAAGGAAGGATTTAAAGTTCCGAAGCAGATAATAAACATAAAAGATAAGCATCTTATTGATATATCTTTAGACTGCCTTGACTATAAAGATTGTAACTTAATCTTTGTACTCAGGGATGAGCATGTATATAACCATCATATGGATGAACTTCTAAAGAAGAAGTTTGGTGATGACATTACAATAGTAGTTCTTGATCAACTTACAGATGGATCTGTATGTAGTTGTTTATTTGCTGAAGAGTATATTGATAATGATGCTCCATTAGTAATTCATACATTAGATATAGAATTCCGTCCAGTATTTAATCCTCATATAATGGAGACCCTAGATGCTGATGGATTGATTCTTACATTTAAATCTAACTCTATCAATTACAGTTATGCTCAACTTGATAGTGAAGGTCTTGTAACTAAGACAGCAGAGAAGAAAGCAATAAGTCCTAATGCATGTGTAGGAATCTATGGATTTAAGAAGGGTTCTGATTTCTGTAAGTATGCTAAGGAAATGATTGATAAAAATCTTAGAACTAAGAATGAATTCTATATTTCACCACTCTATAATATTCTTATTGAGGATGGTAAGAAGATTGTAACTCAAGGTGTAGATAAGATGCACATCTTTGGAACTCCTGATGAGTATCGTTTCTACAAGGACAATGTAGTACAGAAGATTGGAGATAAACCAATTGCTTTGTGCTCAGATCACTCTGGATTTGATGCTAAGGAGGAGTTTAAAGAACTTCTTGATAAGAATGATTTGGAGTATATTGATTTTGGAACTATCCTGAATAAGGATTGTGATTATAGAGATTATATTGCTCAAGCAGCTAAGGCAATACAGGAGAATGATTGCCACTTTGGATTTGGATTCTGTAGATCAGGACAGGGTGTGAACATTTGTGCTAACAAGTATAAAGGTATTCGATCAGCACTGATTTATAATGAGTATGCTATGGAGATGTCTATACGACATAACTGTGCTAACTTCTTTGCTATTCCTTCTAAGAGCACAGACCAAGCAACTCTTGCTAGGTATTTAAGAATTGCTCGTGAGAATAGTTTTGATGGTGGCAGACATCAGATTAGAATACAGGAATTAGAAAGTGCGATTTAATCCTATTGATAAAGATAGGTATGAACTTTGTTTCAGTACTGGAGTAATAATTTTCTTTAGTTGTGGTGAACCTGTTGCTGGTTATATCCCTACGTTTGGATATATAAAGACTGCTTCTAAGAAAGGATGGTTTAATAAAATAAATCGTCATGTCAAGGATTGGTTAAAGGAAGAAGCAACACAAGTAAATGTAAAAGATCTTGAAGGATTTATAGAATCCTCAGGATTGTATAAGGAGTGGTATCCATCATGAGATTATCTAACATAAATGAATATAAAGGAGGATGGTTTGTTGGAGATTTTAATCCGTCAATCTTTAAGAATCCTTTCTTTGAGGTAGCACATCATAAACATACTAAGGGATGTGAGACTTTCCCTCACTATCATGCAGTCACGAATGAATTAAATTATATTGTTCGTGGTGAGTTGATGGTATCAGGAAAACTTCTTTCCCAAGGAGATATGTGGATATATGAACCTAACGAGGTATCTGAAGTAGAATTTCTTGCCGATAGTGAACTTATTATAGTAAGATGGCCATCTATTCCATCAGATAAGTATGAAGTTAATCGCTCATAGAGGTAATATAGATGGACCTTCTGATGACCAGAACGATCCAGATTATATTGACAATGCTTTATCACTGGGATATGATGCTGAGATAGATGTTAGGTATGATCCATTAACAACTGTCTTTTGGTTGGGTCATGATGAACCTCAATACAAAGTAAGTTGGAAGTGGATGGCAAATCGTCATGAACTTCTATGGATACATTGTAAAGATATTACAACTCTTAGTGAGTTTACTAAGTATAAGCATACAAAGTATCAATACTTCTGGCATCAAGAAGATGATTTTACTTTAACTAGTAACAATTATATCTGGACTTATCCAGGTAGACCCTATACACCTAATTCGATTATTGTAATGCCAGAGGAGACCATGCCTATAGAAAAGATATGTGATATGAGGGCAGTTTATTGTTATGGTGTTTGTACAGATTATCCATCAGAACTAAAATGAAAAAACTATTAACATCTTTAATTGCAGCATCATTGTTGCTACCGACTACAACACTAGCATCTTCTACTAGACCAGGATCAAGAGTCACTCATGATTCACTTAATTCTAGTGCAAGAACAAGGGGACCAAAGTGTCTTGTAGAAGAGAAATGGACACCTTGTGAGATAACAATAGATGAGACAGGAGTTAAGGGTTCAGTGGGACACATTACTAATGTAGTTCAATGGACAACACAAGAGAAAGATTTTGACTATGCTGGAGCAGCAGTTGGTGGTGCTGCTGGTGCTAGTGCAGGATTTGCTGCTGGACTAGGAAGTTGTATGGTACTAGGACCATTCTGTTTAATTACTGCACCTACTCTAATGGGTGCTGGTATGGGTGGTGGAGCAACACTAGGTGGTAAAGGGACAGGAAGATTCTTTACTGTGGTTGGTGATGATGCTCAAGGAAATAGATTGATACAAGAGTTTCATTACAGTTCAGGTAGAACAGTTAAGAAAGCACAGAAGGAGTTGTTAATGACAACTAAATTAGCAGAGGGAGAAGTTAGATGAAGATAGCACTTTGTTTCTCTGGTCAACCTAGGTTTGTTAATGAGTGTTCTGCACTTATTAAAAACAATGTAATACAGGATTATGATATAGATGTCTTTGCACATCTATGGTTTGATGATGATCTACAAACTAAACCCTATAAGTATGGTGGTGACAGTGATTGGGAAAATCAGAGAATCAAAGGAACTGCAATTGATGATTTTGTAAACACTTATAATCCTAGGGAAATGATTGTAGAACCTAGTAAGTCCTTCGGTGATCCAGATCTTGATGAAGACTTTGAGTTATCAGAAGCAAAGTATTGGCCAGGTGGTATAGAAGGTCAACCAGATTTCCAGAAGAGGCAGATTAATAATAGTCTTTCATATTTCTATAGTTTATGTGAAGCAAATAGATTAAGAAAATTGTATGAGTATGAGAATAAGGTTAGATATGATTACGTGATTCGTTGTAGAACGGATAGCCAAATACATCAACCAGTTCGTTATGAGAACTATAACCCAGATCATATTCACTTTACTAGCACACAAGCACCACCACCATTCTTAAATGATTGGTTTAACTTTGGTGGATCTGAATCAATGGAAGCATTTATGGGAGTATTTCCAATGTTAAGAACTCTTATGAGACATAGTAAGGATAGGTGGGAAGGCACTTGGTGTATCGAACTTCTCCATGTAGAACTTCTTACTCGAATGGGAATTCCTATGGAACGTCATCCATTCCCTGTTACACTACCTAGATTCTAATGAAAGTTATTATATCAATGTCTGGATTAAGTAGTAGATTTTCTGCTGCTGGATATAATATTCCTAAGTTTATGATTGAGGTTGATGGTAAGACTGTCATCCAGCATATTGTAGATCTCTATCCTCAAGATTCTAAATTTATGTTCATCATTAATGATGATCATGCCAAGGATATGGAACTTTGTCATTACTTAGATGGATTAGATATAGATTCTTTAATTATTTGTTCTGTACCAGTTCATAAAAAAGGTCCAGTATATTCTATTGAGCAATATCAAAATCACATTGAGGATGATGAACAGGTTATAATAAACTATTGTGACTTCTCAATGCATTGGGACTATGATGAGTTTAAGAGTTTTGTAGATGAAACTAATTGTGATGGATGCGTTGTATGTTATACAGGGTTCCACCCACATATGTTAGGTGGTGATAACTATGCTTTCTGTAAAATACAAGAAGATAATTCTGATGGTACTCTATCTAATAAAATTGTAGAGATAAGAGAGAAGCAACCATTTACAGATAATAAGATGAATGAGTATGCCTCGTCTGGTACTTATTATTTTAAGAAAGGTAGTTATGTCAAGAAATATTTTAAAGAATTGATTGAAAAAGATATCAATGTAAATGGTGAGTACTATGTAAGTCTCGTTTACAACATTTTAAATGATGATAATTTAGTTAATTTAGTCTATGAAATCCCCAATATGCTTCAGTGGGGGACTCCATTAGACCTTGATATGTATCGTAAGTGGTCTGATTACTATAGAAATATATGTTACCCACAAAAGAAGGTTAGTATTCCTAACTGTGTGACTGCTCTTCCCATGGCAGGTATGGGTAGTAGGTTCTCTCAGGAAGGATTCTTATTACCTAAACCATGTTTGTTAGTTAATGGTCATTATATGATGGACAGAGCACTTCATTGTCTACCTAAGACAGAAGAAGTTATACTAGGTGCTCTTTCTAATCATAAAGATCTTCTTCCATTGGATGATTATGGTAAGGTGATATGGATTGATGATGTACTAGAAGGTCAGGCATGTACTACAGAAAGAATAGTAGAACAAGTAGAACCTGAGAAAGGTATCCTTATTTCTGCATGTGATAATGGTGTCTTATATAATGCTGATAAGTTTCTTGACTTGGTAAATGATACAGATAATGATATAATAGTATGGAGCTATAGAAATAATTACACTACTCATTATAATCCTAATGCTTACTCTTGGTTAGATGTAGATCAAGAAGATATGATTAGAAATGTTAGTGTTAAAAAGTTTACTGGTGATGACCCACTTGATAAACATGCTATTACTGGTACAATGTACTTTAGAAATAAAGACATCTATCTCAATTCTTTATCCAAGGTGTATGAAAAGAACATACGCACTAATGGTGAGTTCTATGTTGACACTCTTCTTAACGAAGCAATCAACTTAGGATATATGGTTAGAAATTTTGAGGTTGATCAGTATATTTGTTGGGGTACACCTAATGATCTGTACACCTATCGCTATTGGCAAGACTTTTTTAACAAAGTAGATTGGCATCCTTATGACTACCAAACAGATTTCTTCACCAATTGAGTATTGGAATGATGGGAAGACAAGAATCCTTTCTCCAGAGGATGATAATGGGAGAAAGATTGAGGTAGGATATTTTTTTGGAGTACAGTTCACAGGACACTCTATACATTACCCTCAACCTCTCATGTACTCCCATCATAGTGAGAAGTTGATTCTTCCTACTAAAGAGATGTTTATGTCTCTAGGAAGAGGTACTGTCTATGAGGAGACAATGAGATATGAAGGAGAAATAAGTGATAATAATTTAATGTATAATGGTGATGTGTATTACTTTGTCTATAATATGGCAAACTATTATCACTTCATCTATGATACTCTTCCATATCTGTATGGATACTTTAATGAGAAGCAATATTTTCCTAATTTAAAGTTATTAGTTAGTCCACCTGAGGGAAAGATCGACCTTTATCCTTTCGTATGGGATACTCTAGCATTGTTAGGTATCACTCGTAATGATGTAGTATTCCTGAATGATAAGGCAAGATATAAGATGGTCTTAGTTGGGTCTTCTTTGACTCATGACGGACTTTCTAACACTCCTCCACACGAGAAGGTCTTTGATATTATTAATCGTTTACAAGGCGAATATGATGGTCCTGAGAAGGTATATATTTCACGTAGAACATGGTTACATAATAAGACAGATAACATTGGAACCAATATGACAGAGGCACGGAAGTGTGTTAATGAAGATGATGTAGCAGAGTACTTTATATCTCTTGGATTTAAGGAAGTATTCTGTGAGAACCTGAGTATGAAGGAAAAGATTGGTTTATTCAGGGGTGCGAAGGTTGTTGCTGGTCCTATAGGAGGTGGTATGGTGAATACAATTTTCTCGAATTGTTTAACTAAAGTAATTTCTATTAACAGTCCTACTTTCTTTGATATCAATACTCGATTTGAGTATTCTATGGCTCACACTCAACTCCATCATTTTAATGATACTGAGTTTGCTGGAGATTCTACTGGGTGGGTAGAACCAGGAGATGTTGGAGTGCTTTCTATTTCGGGTGGTCTTAATTCACCTTGGAAGGTAAAT